ATTGATGCCAGTCCAAGGCGGAGGTTCCGTTGCGCCGCGTGACTATCGTCCGATTATCAACCTGCCTCGTAGTTCTGTTCCTGAGTCGGTTGCTCGTTTGGCGTTTGAAACATATGAGAAACGGTACGGTTCAGATCAGTCATTTGAGCGGTTGCATCAGCGGGGCGGGTTTGGCTGGCATGAGTTGATTGCTGGGCTGCGTGGCGACATGAGTTCCGAAGGCTTTACGAAGGTGAAAGAGGATTTAGAGCGGGTGTTCCAGCCCGCCCGCGAAGAAGGCGGTGAGTCAGCATGAACAACCCGGTCCGGACCCTGATATTCCGGTTCTCCGACGAGGGCGGTGACGATCGGCGCTTGCGGTGCTTGAACGATCGCAAAGTCATAATGAGCAAGACCGAGGCGAAGATAAAAGCTAGAATCAGCCGAAGTGGGATGAAGCCATATGAGTGTAGAAGTGGTTTCTGGCACATCGGGCACAAGAATCCTGCCAAACAACGCGGCGTAACTGGAAACTGACCGCCCTCTTCGCCCCTAACCGTGGTGAACTGTGTATCATGTTGTTGTGCAGCGGCGTGGAAGGACACGCACGTATACCCCGCTGATTACGGGATTACAGCTCCGGGTAAACCAGAGAAGGCAGCTTGACGGGTTCGCCCTGATTCCCCTTCAAAGGCCGTACTTGCAGTCGGTTTCGAATCCGGCCTGCACATCTCACTTAGGGGTGAACGGATGCTATTACGACAAAAATCTGGAGGTTTCTACGCCTATCCAGAACACTTCAAGGGGCTTTCAGGATGAGCAAGTTCCAGTGGCCCTTCGTGCGGCGCTCCAAGCTGGAAACTATTTTGGCGGAGATTGACGATTGGCGAAAATCATATGAGCACAGGTTAGACAAGTCAGAGCGGAAGCAATACTTGAGTGGCCTAAATTTCGCTACCAGATATTTCCGCATGAAGTTGTGGGGGAACCCGAGGCCATGACCGGCGAAACGCTCGACATCGACAATGCTCACGTCGAGGTATCTCGCAAGTCGGTCCTGTGGATGAACTTCGATGACGGCTGCTCGCTCGAACTGCGGGACCCTGCCCGGCAGAACGACTGGGAAGTTATGCTTCCAGCCGGCATCATCGCGATTTGCCCGCACGGTGGACGCCTCGAACTTGGCGCTAGTTGGCCTCGAATCTGTGCGAATCTGCTCTGCCCGTTGCCTGATCGGAAGTTCGTGGTTGATCGTGAGCACAGTAAGCGCCGCTACTGCACGCAGAAGTGCAAGGACTCGGCCAACAACAGGACCAAGTACGCAAAGCGGACCGGAGGCTGATGATGAAGCAAATGACGCGGATAGGCTCGAAATGCCTGATTGATGCGATGGGATTGAACCCTTTGCAAGCCGAGTGCTTTCCGTGATGGTTCCTGTCTGGAAATCTTTGGAAGACCAACTCGACCACATGGCCGGGAACGATGTCGAACCGCTCTACAC